TCACTGCGGAAGGCGTCTGTAACAACCGAACTGATAATCTGCCAGACCCGCCATAACAAGCTGAGTCAGTATTAACTGGCAGCGTTCGCGTGAAAGGTAAGTATTCTGCGCAATTTCCCCGACGGTCGCCGGTTCGGTGACGCTTAATTCATTAAACACCACTCTGGCGGTTTCGGTCATATCCTGCTGTTTTAGCATGCCTTTTTCCCTTTTCTGGTTAACGTGACATACCAATACCTCTTGTCGAAAAAGCCAGCAAGCTGAAAGACCAGTATTCACAACTACCAGCGCGTTTAATGTTCTGTGCCGTTTTTCAGGCATAAAAAAACCCGCATAAAGCGGGTTCTTTCAGGTGTCCATGTCTGCTATTCGCCTCGCGGTACAGCTTTGCGAAGCGTACTGGAATTGAAGCAGTTTATGGCTAAAATTGCAAGAACTTTTTTAAAGCTGCATCAGCCTTTCCACCAGTTTATCTCTGCGAACAACAAACCAACCATTGGCTCTCGCCAGTTCCAGCCATGACTCAAGGGAAATAACAATATCATCATCCCGCAACTGAATTGTGGAAACAGTGACACCGCCTTGCTGATAACAGAGAACTCGCGTGTCGTAACTTTTCTGGCATGAAACTGGCGTTGACGGATCCTTTTGACTGAAATAGCAGTCTTCCAGTTTTTCGAACACATCCCACGCCTGATCGGCTTCGAGCATTTTGGCGTGACGGGCTGCTCCGCGTTCTGTCCAGAGTATGAGCGAGCGGGTTTTCGGGGAAATTTGTAACCCTCTTAAAGATGGTTGCAAATTTTGTGAGTTACTTAAAGTAACCCGCAAATTTTTCAACTCAGCACCAACAACCTTGAAAAAGTGTTTACCCTCAACAAAACGCTCGGAATTACGGGTGTAATTTACTTTGATGTTGTTGATCTCGGTACGGTAAAGCTGTGCCAGTAACTCGGTAGTGATAACAGGAATCTGGTTATGGGTGATCGGGGAGAGAGTTTCAACAGAAATTTGAGTTGTCATAATGACGCCCTCTGGTGGTTTCTTAATAACTCACCACCGACGACGCCAATCGTCTGGTGGTGAACTGTGCAGGGTTGGCGTAACCGGGAAACCGACCGGCGCGGATCTCTCCGCCCCCACACAGCCCACCATAATTCAGATGTGCGCGTGCATACGACAATAAAAAACACGCTCGCGGCGTGTATCTGTCGCGGTCTCTATCCAGGACGCCAATCCCGACGCCAGATTTTGCTGGCGCGTGAGGAATATAGCCCCGGATAACAGATTGAGTCAACAGACGGTTTTTAGATCCCCGGAAGAGAATGCATCACGCATCGGCAGATAGAGCATAAACTCTGCCATTTTCAACCACGCATCTATGCGATTACGGCACGTGGCGTAACACCACTCAGGGTGTGAATCATTCAGCAATTCAGCCATTTTTCGCTTAGTCATCCCCCGCCCTTCATATCGTTGCCGGAGGATACAAATCAATCCTGGGTGTTCTGCCAGCACTTCACTAATCACCCGATCAATGCATAACGCCTCTGCATCAGTACAATGCACCAGCCAGCTTTTTTGCTTGCCGTTGATCATATCCCGCAAAAAAGCCTCAAGTTCAGGTTTGTCCAGACCTGCTTTTTTCATCCTCTGGAGCGCCTCGTTAATTGCCGTTTTTGTCAGCTTTTTAGAGGTCAGGAACTGGTTGAACATATTTCCCGTCTTACCGCCGCCAATATACGACCAGCGCCCCCACATACGTAGTTTTCCCTGAATCCAGACACTTTCCAGCGTAGTGAGACGAAGGTGTTCTCCGCTTTTTCCTGTATTCGTTGGGTAAATCATAAATATCCCTCCTTTCTCCAGATTTCTTGTGTACGAAAAACACCTTCTGCGTGCATCAGGCGTAATTCTTCTTTGGTGTAATCGCTGGTTTTTACCCGCCCGTCGATTAAATCGTGGCATGAGCTACAGGCAATCGCTGCCTGCATATCGTGTGGTTTTGTCGCTGTTCCGCACGTCCCCGCCAGCCTGTAATGCGCCAGCACAGAAGTTTCGGGATTGTGATTGCAGTAGCCAGGAATTCTGACTGTACACATCTGACCTTTTGCCGCTTTACGTAAATCCACCATTACGCAAACTCCAGCAGCTGCGCGGCCACATTTTCGACTTCCTCCGGAGAGGAAAATTTACGAAACAGGATCCAGTTCCACAGCACATTCAGTACGGCTTTATAAACCTGCTGAAACTCGGTTTCGTCCATATTCGCAAAAGCAATGGATTTCGCCCGACGCCCGCGGCTACCGTCCGGATAAAAATGCTCGGTGTAAAATCCAGCCTGAATGGTTACCCATTCGCGGAAAGCGTCAAATGACTTAAGCAATGCCGTATCCCGGGTTCTGCGTGTCGCAACTGTATTCAGATATTGCTCTGCGGCTTCGCTCAGAGCTGGCGTATGTTCCCGACCTACTGATTCGCACAGGTACTCAACGAAGCCTGATACCAGTTCTCGTTCTCGAGGCGTGATCACCCCACCGCTTGGAGTCCAGTAATCGAATCCCAGTTGCAGGAGTTTGAAAAAACGCTTGTGAAATGCGTAGTTACGCACACGCTTAAAGTCTGCGTGTATCCACTCACCTATTTTGATTTGATGCAAAAAATCGCAACTCTCCGGCGTCGCCGGGAGAAGTAATCCGGAAGAGGTTTGTTTGACCAGTTGTATATGCGCCATCGTAGTTCTCCGCTGGCGCAGTAGAATGGGTGTTCAGCCCGTTATGTAGTATAACAGAATTAATGCCAATACTAACAGGATGCTCTGACTCGCAATTCATCCAGCAGTTTATCATTTCCCATAATGTCACTTACCCTCATCGGTAAAAAAATTGCCTTTCGACCATTACGATACATCATTGATTTTGGGATTTCAGGGAAGTAATCCATTTCGACTATAACTGACAGGTCATCACGACGTATGACTGCGTATTTGCAACTAAATAGTTTCTTTATTTTTTCCACGATGCCTCCGAGTTTATAAGTACAAACGGTTATATCCACATAGAGACAAAAATATTAATCTGAAAAATATTTATTTCACGCCGTATATTTGATTATTTAATGTGCAGGTACAATGACTTTTATTTTTTGTTGTGTATATAATCAAATATATGGTTATTTTTCACCCTGCGTATTCAGCGCGCAACAAAAAACCCGCCGAAGCGGCTAAGTACGGGTGCGTTGAGGATGCCTGACACATCAGAGGTGGCGGGGGATTTCTCCTCGGCCGGGTCTCTTACTCCTCAGGTTCGTAAGCTGTGAAGACAGCGACCTCCGTCTGGCCGGTTCGGATTCGTACCTCGCAGATGTCTTTCCTCGTTACCAGTGCCGTCACAACGACGGTTAAACAGATGACGATCAGGGCGATTAACATCGCCTTTTGCTGCATCACAGCCTACTTACCCTTACCTTTCGTTCAAGCGGTAAGGTCACTTTTTCTGTTGTGTGCTAACCAACAAACCTCTTTTATCTGCATTAAAAATCGCTATCATGTCATCCTCAACCTGTTAATAGCCTATTATGGACTTTAGTAAACAATGAGCACTTCCGCATACAAGAGCAAAATTCGAACACTCCAGTGCGCGTTAAAAAACGGTGAATTTGAACCATTCATACAACATATCCGTTTTCCATACTTTAAAAATATAGAGCAGAATGCAAGGATCGATTTTCAGTTCCCTATAACGGCTTTAGTAGGAAAAAATGGAACTAATAAAAGTTCTGTTATCAAAGCGCTATTTGGTTGCCCACATGGTAAAAATATAACTCGTTATTGGTTCACAACTGAAACAGATGAGTTTCCTGACCTAAAACTTGCTGATGGCAGTTCTCTTAAGCCTAGATATATATATGGATATAAAAATGCTGATGGCCGTTTAGTTGAAATACTCCAAGCGCGTATCAATGCTACCAAGAAAACAATCGATTATTGGGAAACAAGTCGACCATCTGTTGGTGATAACATGGAGAGTATTTCGGATGATCTGGGTGCTAATAGTAATGCAACCAGATGGAAAAAAATCAAGAAGGGATTGATTTTCCTAGATTTCAGATCGGAAATAAGTGCATTTGATAGATGTATGTATCACTCTGATTTTAAATTAAGAAAGAAGAAGAGTGGTGTATTAATTACAAAGCAAGACTATATCAGAAGCAAATCTAAATATATAAAGAAAGCTTTTGATGAAAAGCTAAGTAATTTAAGACTTTGGGGGACGGAAACCATTGTTAAAAATATAACCTTGGCGCCAGAACTAGTTGAGCACGTCTCATTTATATTAGGAAAAAAATATAAAGTCATTAAATTTCTTGAGCATCGGTTATTTGGAACCAGAGGAGGAACCGCTTTACTTTCAACTGATAAGTTGAACTATACAGAAGCTTTTGCTGGAAGTGGTGAATTTGCAATAGTTTCACTAATACTCAATATTTATTCGGCCAAACCTAATTCATTAATTCTTCTTGACGAACCAGAAGTTTCACTTCACCCTGGTGCACAGAAAAGGATGATGGATGTTCTGTACTCTATTGTTGAGCAGAAAAAACATCAAGTGGTAATATCAACCCATTCTCCTGTTATTGTGAACACTCTTCCCAAAGATGCTATTAAATTATTTGTTTTTGATGAAGAGAGTGAAACAGCTAAAATAGTTCAAAATATAGCACCGGATGAAGCTTTTATAGAGCTAGGGCATGATATTAACAAGAAAACAATAATTGTAGAAGATAAATTAGCTAAAGCAATTATAGATAAAGCGATTAAAAATTATGAAAGATTAAGTTTATCATTTAGTGTAAGTTATATACCAGGTGGTTCGGAGACAATTTTAAGCAAGCATCTTCCCAGTTACGCTGTGGTAGAACGCAATGATATTTTGTTTTTACTTGATGGTGATAAAAACAAAAAAATAAAACCAGTAAGAATTAGTGAAATTGCTGATGCTGATTTAGTTAATACAATGTGCAAATATTATGGTTGCGAGTTAATTATCAATGCCAGTGGTAGTAATGGCAAAAAAAATGAACAAGAATCTAATAGACTCAAAAGGCAAGTGCTTGAGTATGCATTCAATAAAGTGCAGTATTTACCATTTGATACTCCCGAACAATTACTCATTGAAAAGGCAATTACGCCAAGTGAAAAAGAAATAATTGATTCACAGACCTGGAGTTCTAATGATCCAGAGCTGTATAAGAATCAAATAAGATTATTAGCGCAACACCTGTATGATAAAGAAGAAGTAAATGCAGAGGAAATTTTTTGCCTCCAAAAAATGATGACCGCAAGACTTAAAAATGAATTGCCTGAATTTATAAAAATAAGAAAAATAATTACTCAGGCTCTTGACCGTGGTATCATTAGGTAGTGATTCTGGATGCAGAGGGAAAAATGAAAAAAATCAAAGTGTTTGACTTCTTTTCCGGTTGTGGTGGAACCAGCCAAGGTTTCCATCAAGCTGGAATGGATATTGTTTTTGGCCTCGATTTCGACGTTGATGCAGCCAGTTCATTTCGTGCAAATTTCCCGCAAGCTGCTTTTATTAACTCGGACATTAGGTTAATCGACAACAATGCCATAAACAAGTTAGTAAAAAAACATCGTAATGATTACATTCTTTTTTCAGGATGTGCGCCTTGTCAACCGTACTCTAAGCAAAACTCAAATAAAAAAAATGATGATCCACGATTAGATCTATTAAAGGAATTCAGTCGTTTTGTAGAGCATTATATGCCTGATTTTATTTTTGTTGAAAACGTGCCAGGAATGCAAAAGTTTAACAAAAATGAAGGAACATTCATGATGTTTTTAGAAATGCTTTCATCAAAGGGATATAGTGTAGATTATAAAGTAATGCCAGCTGCGTGGTACGGTGTACCACAGACGCGAGAAAGATTAGTGCTCATTGCATCCAAGGATTTTTATGTCGCATTGCCTTCTCCTACACATGGGGTTGGAAATACTCCCTATTCAACAGTAAAGGACTGGATCGCTAATTTACCGAAGATAGAAGCAGGAGAAAAGCATAATAGTATTCCTGATCATGAAGCTGCACGCTTATCAGAGCTTAATTTACGTAGAATAAAATGCACTCCTGAAGGTGGAAGTCGAGAATTTTGGCCAGATGAATTGATTTTAGAATGCCATCGTAACCATAAAGGGCATACAGACGTATATGGACGTTTGAGTTGGGACAAACCAGCCAGCGGACTAACAACTCGTTGTATTAGCTATTCAAATGGACGTTTTGGACATCCAACACAAAATCGAGCAATATCTGTTCGTGAAGCAGCGTGTCTACAAACATTTCCTTTGGATTATAAATTTATTGGTTCTTTGCAATCTCGGGCTCGTCAAATAGGAAATGCGGTCCCTCCGAAGATGTCTGAAACGATTGGAAAACATTTGCTTAATATAATCAAAGCCTCCTAGGAGGCTTTATTTTATTGTTATCCCCCCTAGTAGTTAATCGTGCTCACCAGACAACCTCCTGAAATTACTCTGGTAAAATGCCAGTACACGCTGCATAACTTCGCTTTTCCGGCACTCGCGACAGATTATATTCAGGCGCCTGTCGTAGCGGCGTATTTCTCCGTCTGGTAATGACCAGATAAGGTCAGGATCAACCACAACCGTTTTTTTCACCTTTGCCCTGGATAGTTTTTTGCGGGCGTTTTGCCAGTCCTTACGGGCCTGCTCAGACAGGAATAATCCGTAGCCTGAATTGTAAACATCACCACTGGCGACCAGTTCTCTGGCGAGAGTGCTTATGTAATACCTTGATGCACCGGTTTTAGCCTCCAGAGCCCGTAACGTCTCGCGACCGCTCAGACGTACAAGTTCAACAACCTGCCCTTTAATTTTTTCCCGCTCTTCTGGTGTAAATACTTTTGCCATAGGTGCCTCCGGCAATCACTTTTCCGACACAATACGACTGGAGGAATCGAAAATCTGTCGAACAATATCCCGGTGCTTGTTCAACTCCCGCAGCGCGGCGCAGACTCGCTCCCACTTCTGGACATGACTTTTCGCCCGACGCAGTTCACGGTTTGCCATATGCAGCGATGGTAAAATCAGGCCATTCGCTCGCGTTTCAGTGAACGATGGCAGTGACTGCACAAGGTCCGCCACAGTTTCTGTTTTAATTTCTTCCTGTGTTGCCGCGTCCTGTACTGGTAACGCAAAACCGGCTGGCTGAGGAAAGCCTTTACCAGGTGTTTTCGCTACCGATACAACTTTCGGCTCTGCTGGTAAATTACCGTCCGGCAGGCAGTAACGAAATTTACCGTTCTGATTAACGCGTGCCAGCCGCCCCGTTGCGGTTACTACCGCCAGCGTGGAAGCAACCTTGCGAGTGCTGACACCGAACTTACTCGCCAGTTCCTCACACGTTTTAGCCCCCTCCTGACCGATAAACTCAATCATCATGTCAGCGGTAACTTTTTGTTCGCCCCCCCCGGTTAGCACATCCGGTACTTCAGATTGTGCTGGCTGCTCTTCGGTTACCCCGGATTCACCTTCGCCAGCCAGAAACCAGGTGTGACCAGTTTTATCAACGACGCCATTTCTTTTCAGTTCCCACAGCTCGTTCAGTATCTCTTCACGACTGATATCAAGTCGCGCAGCAAGTTCTATGGATGTGGCTTTTCCCATTGCTTTCAGTGCGTCAAAAACAGTCTCCATTAAATTTTTCTCCCGGTAAAAATTACTTCGCAATTCCTGGCTGGACGACATTCGGACGCCAGCTCTCCCAGTTAAAATTCACCCATCGCCCGCCGTTCATGGTCATGCGATCCATAATCCGCTCGCCGAGCAATGTTTTCATGGCCTCATAGTTCAGGTTTGTCAGCATTCCCACGCTACGCATCGACGCTGTCCGTCGATCAATAATCTGGTGCAGTACCACCTGCTCGTTTTTCGTCTCGCGCTGAATGCCAATTTCATCAAGAACCAGCAGATCCACTTCGCACAGTTCCCGCAAAAATTTTTCGCCTGACTGCCCATCGTCATAGCTGGCGTGGAGGGCACTCATAACATCAGCCACGGTAACCACAATCACTGTCTGACCGTCTTTCAGCAGGCGATTCCCGATAGCTGCTGCTAAGTGGTTCTTCCCGGTACCAGGTTTTCCGCTAAACGCGAAATTTGTGCATCCGGTCATCAGTTCATCAGCGATAGATTTCGCCTGGCTCAACGCGTATCGCTGACCGTCGTTCTGCACCTGGTAATTCGCAAACGAGCATTTACGGTGCAACGGCTGGATGCCTGAGCGATTCAGAATTTTTTCCACCCGCAACTGGCGATTCAGGCGGTTGATCTCCTCGCTACGTTTCTGGCCTTCAGCAAGTTGCCACTCGTGCCACTCCGCTACCGTTCTGAATGGGGCGGTTACATGTGGCGGAGCCAGTCTTCGGATACGTTCAAGAACGCCGCCTGCCGCAATATTTTTCATGGTCAGTTACCCCCTGAAGCCTGGCGGGATCGCACTATCCGGTAACGAGACGGTGTTAACCTGTCGGAGCAACGTCTCAGGCCGAACACCTTTCGGCGCGAACAGGCCCTGGTATTCATTGGCGATACTGTGTCGAATCACCTGCTCAGGTGTAAAACCCTGCTGGCGGAATTTTTCCAGCTCCCGTATCGCCCCGTTAGCGCCCTGCTCCGTTCGAATCGGTTTTCGCAATGCCTGCCTGAACCGGACCCACTCATGCCAGAGTGTTTCCGGCAACCAATCGGGCAGCTCAATAGCCTCCGGCACAAATTTTTTAGACGCTCGTTTTTGGCGAGGGGGATTTAGGGGGAGATCAGTATTTATATCTTCCTCTTTCTCTTCCTCTGGTAACGCTTTTTGATCCATTTGTGTAACGCTGCCAGCGTTACCTTTTCGTTTCAGTTCGCGTATTTTTGTAACTCGCTCGTTTGTAACCGCCCGTTTTTTAGAGCTTTTCCCGTTATGACGTTCAAAGTTAGGTAGAGAAAGCCCACCGTCATTTTCGACCAGCCATCCAACCTGAATTAACGCATCAGCAAAACCAGCCATAAAAGTGATGCGATCTATTGCACTTTTTGTAACGCCGCGAGCGTTACAATCTGCATTACCGTCTATCATTTGTTGATCCGCCCATGCCCAGAAGCGAATAACCTTCCCTAATGCGGCATCTGGATCAATATTCAGAATCTCAGCAAGCCTGAATATTTCCGGCTTATCCGGCGTAATAACCTCGAGCTTTATCCAGTTTGAAGCCATTTGTTTTCACCTTGTAACGCTCGCAGCGTTACATTTAACTGATACCGAACAAAACAATCCGGCACGATTAATTTCAATCAATGCACTACGACAGAATCGCCGGACGACCCACCACCGCTGAAATGTGCTTTCCGGTAAACGGCCTGGACTGCATCATCATGCGCATCAATTGCCGTACTCAACGCTTCCTGCGCCGCCAGTAATGCACGGCGTTCCAAGGTATCGAAGATGCAGAGTCGGTGACGCAGCTCGCGCGGAAGAATTGCCAGAACCGCAGGGATCAGTTTCTGAATTTTTTCCCTTTGCGCTTTCGTTTCACCTTTCAACCAACGGTGATAGATATTCTGCTGATTGTTCCAGTCCTTGCCTGGTACAAGGGGCAATTCGCCGCCCCCCTGGCGCAGATATTCTTCAGTAATTGCGTTAGCGACCCACGCCTGCCCTTTTTCGGCTGCCAGGGCTAACAACACTGATTCGATGTGCTCATGCCTGATTTTCATGAATCAACCGCTCCTATGCTGTTTTCGCTATGCTTACCGTCTGGGGGGAATACATCGTCAAGTCCACAATGAGCGCCAAGCCGATTAAGGGTAGAAACAATTTTTCTGCACTCCTCTAGTCCAGGGGTACGAAAATTTGCTTCGTAATTTGCCAGTCGGCTTTGTATCCACCCTAACTGAACAGCAAGTTGTCTTTGAGACAGCCCAAGCTGTTTTCGATATGTTGAAATTTTGTTCATTGAAAACCTCCGATGACAATTTTAAACACATCTTGTGTTATATGGTCAAGCTGTTTTGTGTTTTATGTAAATCACGATTCGTGATACAAGGATGCAATGGAAAAAGAAAACGAAAAAATTGCCGCTAGTAGGCTCAATGACAAAATTGCAATGCGTCTTAAAGAGCGCAGGCAGAAGCTTGGTTTATCTCAAGGAAAACTTGCTGAAATCTGCGGATGGACGCAATCGCGTATAGGTAACTATGAGGCGGGCAGCAGAAATGTTGGAGTGCATGACGCTGTCGTATTGGGAAAGGCACTTGGCATATCTCCTCCTGAGCTCCTCTTTGGAGAACAGGAATCTTCTGAATTGTGGTTAAATGAATCCCAACGAAAACTTCTTGAGTTGTTTAACCAGCTACCGGGCTCAGAACAACAACGAATGATTGAGCTATTTGAAGTCCGGCTAAAAGAAATCGATGAGTATGTAGAAAAATATTTGAGAGGCAGGCTTAAAGATAATCCCCCACCGGAGTAATGATCTTGCTATCACAGTAATATGCCAATCAGCCCGCTATCAGCGGGCTTTTTTTGTACCATCATCATATGACACCCACCATAAAACACATTTCGTGTTGACGCAAGAAAACGTATTGTGTTTAATAAGCATATCCAAACAACGCCCCACCAGAGAACGGCAGGACAATACCTCGAGTTATCCAGCCACTGAACAGGGCTAAGTAGCCAGCCTGAGGCATACGAACATGACGGCAGTTGTTGATTGATACAAAGCGCAGTAGATAAAACGTTCCGCCACCCGGCGTTAAGGGGAAATGAGGTCAACATGGATACTATCGATCTTGGCAACAACGAATCTCTGGTATGTGGCGTGTTTCCCAATCAGGACGGCACATTCACCGCCATGACGTATACCAAAAGCAAATCGTTTAAAACCGAAGCTGGCGCACGTCGCTGGCTTGCCAAAAATACCAGCTAAACCATTTATTGGATTAATTCAATATTCTTGCTGTAGGGGTATAGCCGAGGCCACCAAAGCCCGGAGGTGGTGAAATAAAACCGGGCACAACACGAAGGCGCATTTCCGGTATCCATAAAGAGTCGGTCTTGTCTGTTAAATTTAAATGGTGGGAGTGCGCCTCCGGTTGTGAATAACAACACTGCTGTGTGTAGTCTTGGCGGCATCAGTTTTTTCTTGAAGTTCGACTGATGTCCGCCCTTTTTAAAGTGAATTTTGTGATGCGGTGAATGCGGCTAAGCGCACGCGGCACAGTTAAAAGTCATGTTAGTCCTTATTGGTTTGGGTGGGAAAGCCGACTGTAATTGTTAACTGGTTGCAGTCACCTGGAGGCACCAGGCACCGCATCAACAAAGTTCATTTGTAAAAATGGAGATAATTATGATTGCACATCACTTCGGAACTGATGAAATACCACGTCAGTGTGTGACTCCTGGTGATTATGTTCTTCATGAAGGCCGGACATATATCGCCTCGGCAAACAATATTAAAAAGCGAAAACTTTATATTCGTAACCTGACTACAAAAACATGCATTTCTGACTGCATGATTAAAGTCTTCCTCGGTCGTGATGGTTTACCTGTAAAGGCGGAGTCATGGTGATGACTAAGAAAATAAAATGTGCTTACCACCTTTGCAATAAAGGAATTGAAGAAAGCAAAAGCATTAAAAGACCACTTCATTTCATGCGTGGAGTTATCCCAACGACGGAAATGAAAAAATATTGTAGTGAAAATTGTGCCGAAAAAGACCAGATGGCACACGAACTTTAATTAACTGACTATGCGAAACTGAATTTATGCCAGCAATGGCAGGGATTCGCTCAACCTTAATTAAGGAGAAAAAATGATTACCAATTATGAAGTCACTGTTGTAACTACCGATGACATTGTTCACGAGGTTAATCTGGAAGGAAAGCGTATTGGCTACGTGATTAAAACAGAAAATAAAGAAACCCCATTCACTGTGGTTGATATTGACGGTCCATCAGGCAACGTAAAAACACTTGATGAAGGTGTCACAAAAATGAGTCTGGTTCACATCGGAAAGAATCTGCCCGCAGAAAAAAAAGCCGGATTTCTGGCAACTCTGATTGCAATGAAATTAAAAGGTGAAATCTGAAAAAAGAAAGCCTGCACAACGTGCAGGCCTGAGTGAAGAACCTGGGACATTTATTCATCACTCGCAGTAATTTTAATCTGAGTTGAGGTTAAAAAACAATGAGCACAAAACCACTCTTCCTTTTACGGAAAGCGAAAAAATCATCCGGTGAACCTGACGTCGTCCTGTGGGCAAGCGACGATTTTGAATCAACCTGTGCCACTCTGGACTACCTGATCGTTAAGTCAGGTAAAAAACTGAGCAACTATTTTAAAGCTGTTGCCACAAATTTTCCTGTCGTTAATGACCTTCCCCCTGAAGGTGAGATCGATTTTACCTGGAGTGAACGCTATCAACTCAGCAAAGACTCCATGACCTGGGAACTAAAACCGGGAGCAGCGCCAGACGACGTTCACCATCAGGAGGATGCACCGGAAACCGAAGAACCGACGGGAGGCCAGGAAGAAAACGCGCAGGCAGACGCCCACGAGGATTGCCAGGATTGCGAAGTCTCTGTAGCCACTTTGCGGTTCACACAGCGTCTTCTGCACATTTTTACGTATGCAGCCGGGGATCGAAAATACCTGCATCATGCCACCCGTGAACAACGCAAACACATTACTGCTCTTGAGATGGATCAGGAAAACAGCTATGTCCAGAATCTGCTGTTGGCCATACGCAGCATGGCAGAACCGACAACTCTGGATAATGCCGCCCTGCTCCGCCTGACTGATGCAATTAAGGCAGTGTTCTCTATCACGAAAAAACATCAGCCCTATGAATTTAAGAATTTCATTTCAGCCTGGCTGGATACCGAACACATTGATCGCGGTCTTCTGACAAAAGAATGGCGAAAAGGGAATCGTGTTTCACGCATCACTCGCACGGCTTCCGGTGCTAATGCTGGCGGCGGGAACCTCACCGATCGCGGCGAAGGTTTCGTCCACGATCTGACATCACTGGCGCGCGATGTAGCCACTGGCGTACTGGCCCGTTCAATGGACGTGGACATCTATAACCTTCATCCGGCACACGCTAAACGCATTGAGGAAATTATCGCTGAAAATAAACCACCCTTTTCTGTTTTCCGCGACAAATTCATCACCATGCCTGGCGGGCTGGATTATTCCCGCGCCATCGTGGTTGCGTCCGTGAAAGAAGCACCAATTGGGATCGAGGTCATCCCCGCACACGTCACTGAATATCTGAACAAAGTACTGACTGAAACCGATCATGCCAACCCTGATCCGGAAATCGTGGATATTGCCTGCGGTCGCTCCTCGGCCCCGATGCCGCAACGAGTAACAGAAGAAGGAAAACAGGACGATGAAGAAAAACCACAACCATCTGGCGCAATGGCAGATGAACAGGCAACGGCTGAAACAGTGGAACCGAATGCAACTGAACATCATCAGAACACGCAGCCGCTGGATGCTCAGTCACAGGTAAATTCTGTTGATGCGAAATATCAGGAACTGCGGGCAGAACTCCATGAAGCCCGGAAAAACATTCCATCAAAAAATCCTGTCGATGCCGATAAATTGCTTGCTGCATCACGTGGTGAATTTGTTGACGGAATTAGCGACCCGAACGATCCGAAATGGGTTAAGGGGATCCAGACTCGCGATTCTGTGTACCAGAACCAGCCAGAAACGGAAAAAATCAGCCCGGATGCGAAACAACCTGAGCCAGTAGTGCAACAGGAACCGGAAATAGTCTGCAATGCCTGCGGTCAGACTGGCGGGGATAACTGCCCTGACTGTGGTGCGGTGATGGGCGACGCAACATACCAGGAAACATTCGGTGAAGAGAATCAGGTTGAAGCTAAGGAAAAAGATCCGGAGGAAATGGAAGGCGCTGAACATCCGCACAATGAGAATGCTGGCAGCGATCCGCATCGCGATTGCAGTGATGAAACTGGCGAAGTCGCAGATCCCGTAATCGTAGAAGACATAGAGCCAGGTATTTATTACGGAATTTCGAATGAGAATTACCACGCGGGTCCCGGCGTCAGTAAGTCTCAGCTCGATGACATTGCTGATACTCCGGCACTGTATTTGTGGCGTAAAAATGCCCCCGTGGACACTACAAAGACAAAAACGCTCGATTTAGGAACCGCTTTCCACTGCCGGGTACTTGAACCGGAAGAATTCAGTAACCGCTTTATCGTAGCACCTGAATTTAACCGCCGTACAAACGCCGGAAAAGAAGAAGAGAAAGCGTTTCTGATGGAATGCGCAAGCACAGGAAAAACGGTTATCACTGCGGAAGAAGGCCGGAAAATTGAACTCATGTATCAAAGCGTTATGGCTTTGCCGCTGGGGCAATGGCTTGTTGAAAGCGCCGGACACGCTGAATCATCAATTTACTGGGAAGATCCGGAAACAGGAATTTTGTGTCGGTGCCGTCCGGACAAAATTATTCCTGAATTTCACTGGATCATGGACGTGAAAACCACAGCGGATATTCAACGATTCAAAACGGCTTATTACGACTACCGCTATCACGTTCAGGATGCATTCTACAGTGACGGTTATGAAGCACAGTTTGGCGTGCTGCCAACTTTCGTTTTTCTGGTTGCCAGCACAACTGTTGAATGCGGACGTTACCCGGTTGAGATTTTCATGATGGGCGAAGAAGCAAAACTGGCAGGCCAGCAGGAATATCACCGCAATCTGAGGACCCTGGCTGACTGCCTGAATACCGATGAATGGCCAGCTATTAAAACGTTATCACTGCCCCGCTGGGCTAAGGAGTATGCAAATGACTAAGCAACCACCTATCGCAAAAGCCGATCTGCAAAAAACCCAGGGAAACCGTGCACCAGCAGCAGTAAAAAATAACGACGTGATCAGCTTTATTAATCAGCCATCAATGAAAGAGCAACTGGCAGCAGCTCTCCCACGCCATATGACGGCTGAACGAATGATACGTATCGCCACCACAGAAATTCGTAAGGTTCCGGCGCTAGGAAACTGTGACACCATGAGTTTTGTCAGTGCGATCGTTCAGTGTTCACAGCTCGGCCTTGAGCCAGGTAGCGCCCTCGGCCACGCATATTTACTGCCTTTTGGTAATAAAAACGAAAAGAGCGGTAAAAAGAACGTTCAGCTAATCATTGGTTATCGCGGCATGATTGATCTGGCTCGCCGTTCTGGTCAAATCGCCAGCCTGTCAGCCCGTGTTGTCCGTGAAGGTGACGAGTTTAGTTTTGAATTTGGCCTTGATGAAAAGTTAATACACCGCCCGGGAGAAAACGAAGATGCACCAGTGACCCACGTCTATGCTGTCGCAAGACTGAAAGACGGAGGGACTCAGTTTGAAGTTATGACGCGCAAACAGATTGAACTGGTGCGCAGCCAGAGTAAGGCTGGTAATAACGGGCCATGGGTAACTCACTGGGAAGAAATGGCAAAAAAAACGGCTATTCGTCGCCTGTTTAAATACCTGCCTGTCTCAATTGAAATCCAGCGTGCAGTATCAATGGATGAAAAGGAACCACTGACAATCGATCCGGCAGACTCCTCTGTATTAACCGGGGAATACAGTGTAATCGATAATTCAGAAGAATAATTCAGCCTGGCGGTGTAATGCACCGCCAACGTGAGACAGTTTTTATGACAAAAATTATGAGATATGACGATGTTAAACCATGTCCGTTTTGTGGTTGTCCATCTGTTACAGTGAAAGCAATTTCAGGATATTACCGGGCAAAATGCAACGGATGCGAATCCCGAACTGGCTATGGTGGAAGTGAAAAAGAAGCACTCGAAAGATGGAATAAACGAACTACTGGAAATAATAATGGAGGTGTTCATGTATAAAATAACTGCCACTATTGAAAAAGAAGGTGGCACTCCTACTAACTGGACAAGATATTCAAAATCTAAATTAACGAAATCAGAATGCGAAAAAATGCTCTCAGGGAAAAAAGAAGCAGGCGTGTCCAGAGAGCAGAAAGTAAAGCTGATAAATTTTAATTGCGAGAAACTTCTGTCCTCGTGAGTTGCATTATATACAAATTAGAACTTCATAGCTGATTATTAAAAATCAACCACACCCGCCAGTATTCTGTATATTTACTGGCGGTCATATCGTAAGAGGTATGGCAATGAATCTTGTGACACTCAAAACGTGGGGAAAACTCAGATATCCGGATAACCCACCATCAATATCAACGCTGAGACGATGGGCAAGGAATGGAAACATTTATCCTGCACCTGAACTACACGGGAGGAGTTACAGGGTGGTTCCGGAAGCTTTCTATATCAACCCAAATAAGGTTGATACCGATATAACACACCATCAGCCTAATGGGCGACAAGGGAGAGACAGTCCGTTACTGGAGAAGTTAAAACATGCAGCGGAAAAAATACGATCCCAATTTACCTAAAAACTTAACATATCGAAGGAGGGACAAAGCATATTACTGGCGCAACCCTCTGACGAAAGAAGAATTTACACTAGGTAAAATTTCAAGAAGAGATGCAGTAGCGCAGGCAATTGAAGCAAATCATTATATATACAAAAACTACTCTCCTGCTGCCTTAATTGAAAAACTAAAAGGGTTCGACTCATTTACTATGGCAGACTGGATTGAACGTTACAAAACGATTCTTATAAGGAGAAAAGTGTCCAGAAATACTTATAAAATTCGGGTAAATCAACTGGAGACAATAAAAGAAAAATTAGGAGGGGTTTTACTGACAGAAATAACCACTCGCCATATTGCCGAGTTTCTTGATTTGTGGATTGAAGGAGGGAAAAACACGATGGCAGGATCAATGCGTTCTGTGTTATCTGATATGTTCCGCGAGGCCATTGTTGAAGGACGTATATCTCAAAATCCAGTAACGCCAACAAGAGCACCGAAAATAGTAGTTACAAGAGAACGGCTGAAACTAAAGACATACAACTGCATCAGGGAGGCAGCAGATCAACTTCCGACATGGTTCCCATTAGCTATGGACTTAGCCCTTGTAACAGGACAACGTCGCGAAGACATAACAAATATGCGGTTCAGTGAGATTTATGATGATCGTCTCCACATCAGGCAAATTAAGACAGGAATGATGATTGCTATCCCCCTGTCACTCAGCCTTCCTGTCGCTGGTTTACGACTTGGTACAGTAGTTGAACAGTGCCGCATGGTAAGTAGGGGGGATTATCTAATCAGTGCCGGGATTAGAAAAAACAGCCCTGACGGCAGCATTCACCCGGACGGCCTGACAAAGAAATTTGTCGCAGCCAGAAAATTAACAGGTATCCAGTTCAGTGAAAACCCACCAACTTTTCACGAGATCAGAAGCCTGGCTGGACGATTGTACAAAGAAACATGTGGGGAAGAATTTGCTCAACGTCTACTTGGCCACACATCGGAGAAGACAACAAAAATGTATCTTGATGAGAGAGAAAAAACGTACTTACTGCTCTGATTTTAACGTAAATGGATTGTTAAATGTGTTTTGGTTGTGATATAACCAAAAAAGACCGGAATACAGAAATTCGAGTAAATTTCGAGTAATTTCGGGGAGACGTTTGCAACTAATTGATTTTAAATACAATTAAAAAAAGACCGAATACGATTCCTGTATTCGGTCCAGGGAAATGGCTCTTGGGAGAGAGCCGTGCGCTAAAAGTTGGCATTAATGCAGGCTTAGTTGCCTTGCCCTTTAAGAATAGATGACGACGCCAGGTTTTCCAGTTTGCGTGCAAAATGGTCAATAAAAAGCGTGGTGGTCATCAGCTGAAATGTTAAAAACCGCCCGTTCTGGTGAAAGAACTGAGGCGGTTTTTTTATTGGAAATCAAAAGGCTATTTTAGGTAATTAACAGAGTTTTTCAGCTCGTTCTATAAACGGTGCCAGACTCATTTTTTCGCCGGGATTGTTAGGATCATCAATCTGAATCACCGAAATGGGTTGGGCTTTAGTCTTCCCACTGGCAACTTCCTTTTGTGCGATATCGTTTAAAGGATACTGCACGAGGGTACTTGGGTTAATGACATACAAAGCATTACCCGGTCTGCAAGTCAGCATCACCTCTTCGCGATTAAACGCCCATTTGTCTTTACCCACTTCAAAACGACTGACGGTAATCACCTGCGGTGCAGCCAGCGCCGCTGCAGAACTGGTGAGTAACAGAAACGTCAGAATACTTTTTTTCATCAT